TAAAACAAAATAAAACAAAATAAAACAAAATAATAAAAAAATGATTTAAGTAAATATTTTATAGTTATATTTTAATACGATGAAAGAAAAACCTAAATCAAATATGAAATTAAAACCGAAATCTAAATCTAGTTCTTTAAAGAGGTCGCTTAGTATATTAAAGGGGGGCGAGGGCGAAGAAGAACAACAGAAAAAAGAAAACAATTCTTCATTTTTTAGTTTTTTAAATAAACGCGACGATAAAAAACCAGAAGATCCTTTTGCAACAAATGGACCAGATATGGACGAAGATAGGGATGCAGACAAAGGAATAACATTTAAATCAAGTAAACTATTATCTATTTTATCGCCATCAGAAGCAGTATCCGTCGCAAGTTCCACAAACAGCGAGGCATCTCCTTCAACAGGGTGGTTCTTATTTAGAGTAATTGTTGTTATAATCATAGTTCTCGTATTCATTCTCAATTTAACAGGATATTTAGATAATGTTGTAGCGTTTATTAAAAAGTTCTATGATACAAACATTTTACCTCTACTCGTATCCATCGGTTTAATTAAAGTTACACCCGTCGTGGCAGATAGAAGTGGCAATTCATTACCAGGTGACACCTCCAAAACCGGTACAAATACAATAAAACAACTCGATAAAAATATCGGGACAAAACCAGTCACAACAACGCCACCAACCACAACATCGTCAACCGCATCAACGCCCGAATCCCTGCCCACCACCAGTATACCACGATATGATGCAACATTAAGACCTATACCAATTCAGCCAAATGAAAGACGAACTCCGTTGGTAAATAAAGGAGAATCGGTGCGACCCCCTGGAACATCTCCTGCATCGTATAAAGAAGAGACGAACCGTGAAAAACAAAAACAAGAATCTGTAAAGAAAGCTTTAGAATATGCTATGAAAAACCAGAATCCTGTTGCGGATGATGCAACTAGTAGTACTCAAATACCGAGGACAAAATCGGGATACTGTTATATAGGAGAAGATAGAGGGTTTAGAAGTTGTATCGAAGTTACGAAAGATATGAAATGCATGTCTGGTGATATTTTTCCAACAAGGGAGGTGTGTGTAAATCCTCGACTTAGAGTATAATCGATAATCGATAATCGATAACCGAACAATATTATAATACAATATTATATTATAATATTCGCAAATAACTGACAATGTCTGTACCGTCTCAACCGACAAATTTAGTAGCATTAACCGCCGATGGAGGTGCTGTTTCTTTATCATGGAATAGTTCCGCGACAGCAACATCTTATATATTACAGTATAAAGTTGGTGGATTTGGCGAGTGGATGGTTTTATACACAGGGGCACTAACAAGCTATAGCGTATACAATTTTGATATAATAGCCGTTGTAAATAATAGCATAACATATTGTTTCCAAGTCTATGCGACAAACGCAAGCGGCAACAGTGCACCCTCAAATATCGCACAAGCTACACCTTTTAACAATAGTCTACCAACGCGTTTATGGTCGCGATTTGAACCAAATTGTCCTAGTTTTAAAATACAGTCGAATACAGACTATGATATGCAGCGGAAAGCAAATATTTTGCAGTCTCCTGCGAATGGAAGACTAAATTTTACAAAAGCGATGTTATGGTCTATGGCGTCGAGAAACGAACTTACTAGAAAAAAAGCGTGGGCGTCTCAGTCCGATGTGTATACATACCCTAACACTACAAATATAAGCGATACGCTGGATGTGGGGCTAAAGGAGGTTAATAATACCCTAACGTGTTGGAGCATACCTTCTCCGATTGTGTGCAACTCATCTAGTAGTTCGGATGTGCCGGGTAAACCCGTGATACTTTGTTTTGACAATGATGCGCCATTTAACAACTATAGAAATCCAAAGACGTATGCAGGTGGAGACACAACATGATATACGGTTTCGAAGAGGAGATGGGACATGGTGACTTATTTTTATTTCATAGCGGGAACGTCATTTTGGTCGAAATACCATCTATCAGCCAAATATCTTGGTCTGTTAAAGTTATCGTCGAAGCCTTTGGATGCCGATTTCATTTTAGGACCACTTACGAGAATATCCTGTATTTCGGCGATACTTATTGCATTGTTGTAATATGTCAAGTTGGACAAATAGCCGGCAAATCCGCCATTTAAACAGATATTTACATCATCGTAATTCTGCTTTACGACATCTTTCATAATACGTCGCTTTGTTAAACGCCCATTTACATATACGTCGCAATTCTTACCCTGTACTCGTATTACAACATTCATCCATTTTGCAATTGGCAAATCATTGATATCTATCGTATCGCTCAATGGGTCATTAAATGAATTAACTATTACGCGAATGCCGTCATATTTAGGGTTTACGTATAAACCGGGAGCATTATTCGGCGAAACAATACCGTCACTGCCTGGTTCTTTATTTCCCTTATTAAATACATGATGGTACTTTGTATCATTGGTAAAACCATTAAAAAATAACCAAACGGACCATGTAAATTCTATACCGGTCTTTTCATTAATAGAGCGAACAACAGTAATAGACTTTTTAATATCGGGATTTTGAGATACTATTGTGGAATCAGAACCATTTATATATCCATCAACTAATATAACCTTACCACTCGGAGAAAATAACCAACTAATAAGCGCCACCATTAGTCGAAATAAAATAGCAAAGCCTATGATAACCATCAATAAAAAAGCAATCTTTGCAACCCAACTATTTGATTCTAAGAAATCCTTAGACCCTTCTACTACACTTGCAGAACTAAAATCTTTGAATCCTGATTGCGAAGATGGTCCAACGTCCATATCAGCGCCATTGTTAGCATTAATATCTGCACTAGGTTCAGGACCGAAATCTTGCGGCGCATCAGCACCTGGCATTAAACTTTTAAATGAATCTTCAAAATTTAGACTTTTTGATGGGGGTTCAGCCATTTATATTTATATAATAGATATAAAATATTTATATACTGCTTAATTATCTACTAAAATAATTAATCAGTTAGTGACTAATTATTCCTTACTTTAATTTTTACATTTATCTAAATGCTGAAACTCTTCAAAACGGAGTTATCTTTCAAGAAAGCCAGCTCCAGTTTATATCTCTTCAGAGCATTCAAGTCGAATGCAGAATTCGTGTATCCTCTTGAATAAATATCCCATACCTCTTTTGGACTAAACACGTCGGGACTATATACTACGCTTGCAATAAAACCGGAAAATCCCGGAACTTGATTATTCGTCGGCGATCGTTTTCCTCCTATAAAAATAGCAGTATTCTTCGAAATCGGCGATGCAACCGTACTCATGCTACACGTCTTTATTAACTTACCATCGATATAAACATCTATCGCACGATTATATACACTAACCGATATATTTACCCATGTCTGAAGTGGAAAATTTGTAACACTACAAGTAGATGAAAGCGAATTATATACATTTTCATTATTTCCTACACTATCAGGTTTATCCGGCTCAATATATATATTCAAGTCGTTGGTCGTCTTAGAAAAATACAAGGCAAAAAAACACGGACTCCTTTCACCGGGAGCTAATGCTAAAATATTTTTACTGTTTCCATAATTTACACTCCAGTCATCTATATATGTCCACACAGAAAATGAATAGTTATTTCTAGAACTATCTACCACTTTATCAAGGGATAAGTCAAAAAACTCAGTTCCTTTTTGAAAAGACATCAATACCTCCATCGAAGTGAAAAAATAACTCCATATAATGTATAAAAGTATCACAACAATTACAACACCTAATATTATTTTTAAATCCATTTATAATATACATCTAGAAATTTTTCTTAATAACATAATAATAATAACAATAATAACAATAGTAATTATTATTTAATAGTGTATATAAAAACAAAACCAAAACCAAAACAAAACCAAAACTAAAACAAAACTAAAACAAAACTAAAACAATATTAAACTGTTACAGGCGGATTCATATCTTTCATAGATTCGTACATTAATTTAATATTCTGTGCTAATACCGGACTCTTATAGTACACTAAATTAGACATCTCTCCATATATACCCGGCGATGAACCTATGATAACACCATTCGGATTTTGATAAGGTATTATATTCGGCTGAGATATTACTAAATCTCCGTTTATAAATATATCCATACCACCATCTATAAAATTTACAAAAACGTTATTCCACCTTGAGTATATGATTTTTACATCTTTTTGTGTATTTTTATCGGGTACTATAGCGGTGCGTTTACTTCCATTTCTGTCTGTAACGTCAACTGAAAAAATAAGGGAACTTTTTTCTGCATTAAACTGTATATCGGGAACACCCCCGCAGTTAATCAGTGTCGTATTTTGAACATATGCTTCATTTGTATTTGTCGGAACGGGGTGAATATATATCCAACTAGATACTCCATAATTTACATTTTTAGACATACTCTTCATTGAAGGCGGAATCGATATATTTTTTTTCATTTCTAGTGGATAGACCTTATCTGTTAGCACGACACCGTCGCTATTTATTATTTTATTAAATACCGTCGGAATCAAAAACTTGGAAGCGATTAAGGCAATTTCAATTAGTAGTATAATTACTACAGTATACTCCTTCTTTGCCAACGCCAACTGTTCTCTTACTACATTCGAACAGTCGATAATAAAACACGGAATATACAAAATTAATTTCATAATAAAACTGAATATGAACCCTAAACCGGTATTATTTGATAAAACGAGACTACTTGATGTATTAAAATTAAATAAGCTAAGTATTAAAGCAATAAGCCCCATTAATAATAAAAAGTTAATAACACTTATAATTTGGTCTAATGTAGAGGGAATAGACATTATTTTTGATAGTCCATAAATAATTAACCCAAGGGCGATGGCAAAGCCTACAAACGACAAACTTATTTTAAGTATAAGTTGGGCATAAGGTGCTGTTTCTTTTAAACCCGAACCTCCCGACATAGAATAAACCACTAATACCAATAGTAAAACACCGATTGTTAAAAATCCCAGAAGTGCCAAGTTTTTATATGTAGTTAAAAATTCAAAACTATTTTTATAGTAAATATAAAGTGTAAACCATACATAAAATAAAAATATAGCCAAGAGAAAGTACTTAATTATGCCGGTAAATAAAGACTTTATTGTTTCACAGTAAAAATTGATATCGGTCAAGTAAGAAAAAAAGGCATTTGGAGCTGGTTTTGTACTAGTTCCTATACCGACTGTAGATGTAAATGTTTTAACACCTGAAGAACCATAAAACTCAAAGGCATATAAATAGATCCATCTTGCTAAAAATAAAACAGACAATATTTGAAATACATTTGCGAATAATCCATTATCTGTATACTTGTATAAAATATAGTTCATAATGACAAAACCGAAAATAACCATCAAATTAATACCCAATGACACACTATTTGTCGCCATATATGCAATAATATTTTCACCATTTAATACGAATAAAGCCCCTAAAACTATTGCAGCAACAAATAGTAGTTTCACTTTCGTGCCTATTTTATCCCAATAAAAAACAACACTTAAAATAATTGTTGCTAGTATCAACCCAATCAAAATAGGTAACAATACACTAGATAAACGAGCCACCCATCCTATAATCGTACCGATAAACTGTAAAATTGAGTCGACAGTGAAATTTAGTACCAATAAAATTGTTAATATAATCGACAATGGGTCTGTAATATCTCTTGTTTTATCGGAGAATTCTTTTCTAGAAACAATTAAAATAATTATTATAGGCAAACACCATAGCAATGTCAAAAAATTTATATTTTGAAAAATACCTAAATTCGCGATATTATTATAACCACATATAGAGACGATTAGTAAAAATAGTAATATACCTATCATGTAACTTTTTATTAGACCACCTGTCGAAAATAACATAACGAATGATACTAGCAACAAGGCAAAAATAATAAATCTTGTTATTGATAAAATAATATTTAATGGTGATGTTGATGATATTGTATTTGTGGATGGTATATTATCCATTTTTATATATTATCCTATTATAATTAATATATAAAAACATTTATTCGTTTACTATTTATTATTTTTGATTTATAGTTATAATTCAGTCATAATTCAGTGATAGGTTACTACACTTATGAATGGTCTAGTCTATCCATAGCCGTTTTTTTACCATGACAATCCCGACATAATGCTACTAAATTGCCAACCTCATTTGAACCGCCATTGTGTAGAGCAATTACATGGTCTACTTCAAACCAAGCCGGCAATTGGCGTTTACAATCGCCGCATAACCAATTCTGATTTGCTGCAACAAACTTTTTCTTTGTTTCGCTTACACTTCGTTTCGTTGTTCCTCTGCCAGACATCATCATCCTATTAACACTTGGATTATTGCTTCCATCGCTGCCACCACCCAAAGCACCACTATTCATATAAATATCTTGGTTTGTATCTGTAAACGATTTTGTGTTTGTTAAATTTAAAAATGGACTAATCAAGTCCATAGAGTCGCGTGTCATGGGTAGAGTTTTTATCATGTCGTTTGCGCGCCCTAAAAATTCCCTAGAATTTTCGGGATTTTTTTTAAAAAACAAATAAAGCGAGAGCCCACCAAAAGCAAATGTCGCCATTTTTAAATACTTACTACTTTTTACAGTATTTAATATTTTTATTAACTTGCCATCATAATACGTATTTGCAATTAATAAACCAGTTATTACAAATATAACTAACTCTATTTTCATTATATATTGTTAATTATATGTTAATTATATACTCAACATATAATAATTTTTAATATTTACTTTTACTCGTTTTTATTTTACCATCTATATCAATTGTTTCCCGTGTTTCCCACATTTCCCGCGTTTCCCACATTTTCTAGTTTTATATCCACCGGTCGCTACAATAGGAAGAGCACCCATATTTGAACGTCTTGTATTTGAAACACGCGCAACACGAGCAACACCTAATTGATTTACCATAGTAGCGCTAGTTCTTTTACTACCAATGCTCATTAAATATCTATTTAAGTTTTTAATATCGGAAACCAGTTTTGGTATATTTAAAGGAAGATTGCCATTTTTAAACATATTATCTGTCAATATATACATAACTTTATTAATGAATATTTTATGTTCAGCAGAGTTCATTTTAAACATTGTTTGAGACTGTTCTATTAAATCATTATATATTGACATTACACCCCACGCGTCTATGTTCATTATATACACTTCGTTGAAATATTTACCGAGATTAAGTTTATAATCAACTGTGTATGCTAGCAAAACATCAATAATATATTCGACAATATAGTAAAAGGTCATATTATATGTTATAATTATTTCATTATATGTTTGTGCTTCTTTATTCAAATATTTCGCAAACTCGCCGCTATAGACAATATTAAATATATTGTTAAAAAATGTAAATTGTTTTTCATGCATATTCATAAAGTTGGTATATTCTGCTATAGCAAAAACGCGCAAACTATCTCTTGTTAACACGATACCTTCTTTTTTGAAATTTTTAAGAAATGTGTAATATTTTTCTATAACATTTTTTTTAAATAAAAAGCTTGAAAATGGATGCATCCATTGAACGCTTAAGTTATACAAAGCGCCAGGTACATTTTTTCTATCACTGTCTGCGATATACGATAAACCCCAATCGATTAATACAATTGTATTATTATCGTATTTATTAAACATCATATTTTCCGATTTAATATCACCATGAACTACGTTATTTTTGTACATGGACGGTATTATGACAGTTAAATAATGAATAATAATATTATTAAGCATTATTAATTCAGTAGAAGATAGCACCGTCTTTTTCATATAATCGTGCAATGTTAAACTTAATTCAGGCATGTTTATTATTTTAAACTTATGTAAGTTACGATTAATCGTTTCAGACGTTATAGGTGTATTTGTATTTGTATCGCTAACGTCAGTCAGAATATTATCACACACATTCTCTATTTTTACCTTGTCTTGTTCACTCAATGGCTTTGGTTCACACATATTAATATTTTCAAGTAAAAAATACCTTTTTATGCTCACAGGTAAGTGTTCCAATTTTTTTTTAATATGATATATATACATGTATTCTCTTTTCCCTTTACTATTCTCAATAAGTTTACTTACATAATTTGGTCGAGGGGGCGTATCAGAGTTTTTACAACTTAATACCGGTTTAAAAATACAACCAAACCCACCTTTTGTAAACGCAGCTCCACCATCATATGTACTTATTTTTTTTGTCCTGACTTTATTTTTATATTTGTATTTATATTTATTCTTCATTATTATAATAATAAAATATTTTATTTTTTATATAAAAAATATACTCCAATGAAACCTCCGAGTAAAATAAGAAAGAATACCAATTTTTGCCTATATTTTAATTCTTCCTGTACCCTTATTGATTTAGGTTTATAGTTATAATAGTATTCTTTTAATGCTTGGCTGAGTGGTATTTCGGCTTTATTCGTCATTTTATTCACGCGGTTATGTATAAAATGAACCCATTTTATGAAAGAGTCGCGACTATCTAAATAAGGAGTTATGGGATATTTGTCTATCAAAGCGCTAAATTTATTACCAATTCTTGAGTCGGGCATAAATAGTGGAAAGTTATGAATTAGTTCATAATATTTTTTCTTTGTTACGTCATTTGGGTGAATAGGATAACAAATTGCGATAGACAAAAGAACAAACCAATAATGTGGACCCCATACATTTGAATCTAATACCATTTCTAATTAGAAACAATATAAAAAGATAACAAAGAATACATATAATTATGAATTCGAGGACATTAAAATCAACATATAATAATTTTTGCAACAACTGTGGAAAAACGGGGCATTTGCTTGTTGACTGTAAAAATCCTATAACAAGCATTGGGGTTATTTCATTTAGATATAATACAATAAATAACTGCCTCGAGTATCTTTTAATACAACGAAATGATAGTTTTGGGTTTGTAGAATTTATACGTGGCAAATATCCTTTATTCAACATACAATATATACAAACGCTTATCAATGAAATGACATTTGATGAAAAAAACAAACTTTTAAATATGAATTTTGAAGACATGTGGAAACTACTATGGGGGGAATACTCCAATCTTCAATATAGAGGCGAAGAAACATCTTCTAAAGATAAATTCGAATCTCTCAAAAAAGGTATAAAAATTAAAGATGTTGAGTATAGTTTAAAATCATTAATTGACGCTTCTACCACAAATTGGACCGAAACTGAATGGGGATTTCCTAAAGGTCGCAGAAATTATCAAGAAAAAGATATTGATTGTGGTCTCCGAGAATTTACGGAAGAAACAGGATACGCTCTTTGTGATTTTAAACTTATTGAAAACATTATACCATATGAAGAAATGTTCATCGGTTCAAATATTAAAAGTTATAAACATAAATATTATCTAGCGCATATGATAAATAACACGAAAGATATCCAAGAGTATCAAAAATCCGAAGTCCGAAATATAAAATGGGTCAGTTTTGAAGAATGTATAAATTGTATTCGCCCTTATAATTTAGAAAAAATTAATATAATTGGAAAAATTAATAAAGTTTTACAAGAATATAGATTATATTAACATTATATAAGAATTACTTATTCATTTATAGTATATATTAAATGGATTCAAATCCGAATAAAGACGCAAACCCTAAAAAACCTTCCATTAAAATTAAAAAAATTAATATTCCGGAAAATATTCGTGCAGCACTTAACCGAGGACAAGGCGAAGGTGCACGCGCAGGCGAAGGTGCTGTTCGGGGTGCTGCTGCGGGTGCAGCATCTTCATTATCTTCACTAGACCCTTTTATAAAAGTTATAGCCGACTCAAATAAAGGTATTATTTTAATGCCGGTTCTTTCGGATGTTAAATTTTCAATTCCTCCCGGTTCTATGGGTTCATTTATGGATAGTTTGTCGTCTTCGTCGTCTTCATCTCCTTCATCCGGTGCGCAAGGTTCAGTTGGTGGTCCTAGTTCTGGTAGTTCTGGTAGTTCTGGTAGTTCTGATAAAAAAAGCAATACACCAT